ATCGACGCGACCTGGTACACCCGCTACCGCGGCTTCATCGAGGACTACGACTACGCGTTCGACCCGTCGCAGATGGTGAACCGTCTCACCATCACGTTGGTCGACTTGTTCGAGATGGTGTCCGGGATCGAGATGCACGACAAGAACCCCGACGGGACCGCCTACTTCAGCGACACCACGACGCCACGCCCCGCGGTCACGGACGGGCAGGTGTGGTTCGACAACGTCAACCCGGACAGCTCCGTGCAGACCGCCGGCACCCGGATCACCAACATCCTCGAACGCTCCCTGATCCCGTCCGACTACTACGTCGTGTTCACAGGGAACGTCCAGCTCCAGGACGCCGTCTACACCCCGGGCGAGTCGCCGATGACAGCCATACAAGAAGTCGCCGACGCCGAGTTTCCCGGCGTCTCGAACGTGTACGTCGACCGGTTCGGCCGCTTGGTGTTCCACGGCCGCTACGCCAAGTTCGACCCCGCCGGTGTCCTCGCCGGGCCGGGCGTCTCGGACGAATGGGACTGGTCGCACCTGTTCGCCGGCGACGGGGCAGCCGTGGCGGCCGCTCCTGCGACGACGGGGCACCTCAGAGAGTTCGCATTCAACCGCGGGCTGTCGAAGGTGATCAACCAGGCGTACGCGACACCCTCACGGGCCGCGTCCGGGGTCGACCTCACACCGGCCGAGATCAACGGGCAGCTCGTCACCGACGCCACCTCGATCGGGCTCCGCGGGATCCGCGCCTGGTCGGCCGAGAACCTGATCGTGAAACTGAACCTCTCGGACAGCTCCGACGACCTCACCGAGACCCACCGGTTCAGCGAGTACTACGTCGCCAACTACTCCACGCCCCGCAACCGTGTCACCGCTTGCGGGTTCCGTTCGATTGCCACGACAAGCCCCGGTGCCGGCGCGACCTGGCATCTCCTCTCCAAAGTCGACATCTCAGACCGGGTCGACATCACCGTCGGCTCACCCGGTGGCGGCGGGTTTGGCGGCACCAGCGATCTCGATGCCCAGTTCTACGTCGAGGGTGTCCATGAAACCGTGCAACCCCTGAACCCCGAGATGGACGACGTCACGCTCACCCTCGACCTGTCCCCCGTCGCGTTCTTCAACGACGTAACGATGTTCCCGGACCCGCCGTCGTGAGGGACCGCCCCGTGTTGCACGGCCGCGACCACGCCCCAGGTGGCGCCGACCCGACCCTGTTCACATGGGACGACGTCGGTGGCGGAGGCACCGGTGGCGGCGGTCTCGGGCCGTGGCATTACTTCACCCCGATCGCGCCGGCCGACACACCACCCGACCTGATCGCCGGGGACCCTGACGGCGGCACGTTCACGAGCCCGTGGGGGAACGTCGCGGGCGCACCGCCCGCGGGATGGAGAACAGCACCCGGCGGGATCGAGGTGCAACTCGGCGGCGTCGTCGGTGGAGCTCCAGGCTCGACGATCGCGACTCTCCCGTCGGCGGCGCCGGTGCCGTTCGACGACACACCCCAGTTCGCCGGGACCGGCGCGAGCGTGATCGGGAAGGTGCTCGTCCGGACGACCGGCGCGATCGACTACGTCGGACCCGTCACAGGCGCTACCGGCCCGCCAGGTGCAGCAGGCTCGACCGGGCCCGCAGGCCCGACAGGGCCGACAGGCGCGACCGGGGCCGGTGTCCCGACCGGCGGCACCACCGGGCAGGTGCTTGAGAAGAACAGCTCGACGAACTACGACACCAGCTGGGTGACCCCGACCGGTGGTGGCGGCGGCCCCGCCGGTCTGCTCGGGTCGGCGTCGATCACCGCCGGGTTCACCACCACGAGCTCGACACCGGTCCAGGTGACGGGGCTCACCGTCACCGTCACAGTTCCCGCCGGCGGCCGGTCGGTCAAGGTGACCGCGTTCGCTCCTCAGATCTACAACAACAACAGCAGCCAGTACGTCGAGATGTCGCTCTGGGACGGGACCGTTGGGGCGGGAACGAAACTCACGAGCTGCTTTTTCGAGTCGAACCCGGGCGCCCAGGTTTCTCCGGGGATAGCGGTGGTCGTCGTCACACCTGCGGCGGGCAGCAAGACATACAACGTGGGGCTCTGCAACGCCGCGTCCGGCGGCACCGCCGGCCTCCTGCCCGGCTCCGGGTATCCCGCCTCCCTGATCGTCGAAGGGGTGTGACCGTTGACCGTCGTGCTGATCGAAGGGTTCGACCACTACAACACCCAAGCGTTCCTGTCGCAGAAGAAAGGGTGGCTGCCATCGGCGATCAACGGCGGCGGCGGCTCCGGCACAGACATCGGGTTCAACACCGGCCGGCTCGGCGGCAACGCCGTCCAGCTGCTCGCGGGGAGCAACTCGTCGGGGCACACCAACACCGCTTCGGTCACGGCCCCGCTCCCGGCCACCTACACCACCCTGATCTGCGGGTTCGCGTTCTACCCCAACTTCAACCCGGTGCAGACGATCACCGACAACATCTTTCAGTTCCAGACCGCAGCCGGTGCCGCGGTGTGCACCCTCCAGCTCGACTACGGCACAAGCCAACTCGTTGTGCTCAACGCGGCCGGGACGGTGGTCGCGACCGCCGCTGTCGCGATCGTGAACAACAACTGGACGTACCTCGAGCTCAAGGTCGTTGTCGCCGGCGCGAGCGGCACCGTCACGCTCCGCCAGAACGGCGTCGTCGACGCGAACGTCAACAACCTGACCGCCAACCTCGGCTCGACCGCGGTCGGCCGGTTGCAGTGGGTCGCGACGCTCAACCAGTCCGGCGCCGGCAACGCCCCATTGGTCGACGACATCTACGCGCTCGACACAACCGGCGCAGCCCCCCGAAACGACTTCCTCGGCGACTGCCGCGTCGAGACCCTCTACCCCCGAGCTGACGGCGCCAACCTCGCGTGGACGCCCGACAGCGGCACTGCGCATTTCAGCCGCGTCAACGAGCATCCCCCCGACGGCGACACCAGCTACGTCGCCGACGCGACCGCCGGCGACCGCGACACCTACCTGTTCCAGCCGCTCTCGACCGTCACCGGCGCCGTCTACGGCGTCCAGACGAACCTCTATGCACGCAAGAGCGACGCCGCAACACGGCAGATCGCGGCGGTGATCAGGCAGGCCGGCACCAACCACGACGGCGCCACCAGCCCAGGGTTGTCGACGAGCTACCTGTTCTACTCGCAGCTGTACAACCAGGACCCGACCGGGAGCGACTGGACGATCGCGACCGTCAACGCCGACGAGTACGGCGTGAAAGAGGTCGTGTAGATGGCCAACCAGGTTTCGCAGGCAGCGGTCGAGGCGCTCGAGCAGCCCTCCGGCCCCGCCCACGCCACGCAGGTCGCCGTCGAGGCGCTGGTGCAGCACTCACCCGTCACCTACGTCTGGTTGACCCAGGCGGCGGTCGAAGTGCTCCGCCCCGCCCAGTACCCGGTGTGGCTCCCGCCGATCCTGGTCCCGTACGGCAAGCCGACCGTGAGAGGGAGTTGATGCCCGGCCAGTTCAACCAGGTCCAGTTCGGCGACGGCCTCACCGTCACCGACCTCGGCGCCGGCCTCGTCCGTGTCGACGGAACCGGTGGCGCGACAGGCCCCGCAGGCCCGGCAGGGCCGCCAGGCGCGGACAGCACCGTGCCAGGCCCGACAGGTCCGACAGGTCCGCCGGGCGCAACAGGGGCAACAGGTCCCGCAGGGCCGACCGGTGCGACAGGTCCCGCAGGGCCGACCGGACCGGCGGGAGCCGACAGCACTGCTGGTGCCGAGCTCGCCTACGCGCAGATCACTGCGACTGTGACAGTACCGGCGACGGGTGTCGCCGCCGACATCGTTTCCGCCGGGGCCGTCACATTCGACGGTTCCCCGGTACTGATCGAGTTCTACGCTGCTGCTGCAAGCCCTGGCGCGGGCGCGAACTGCACACTTCACCTCTTTGACGGTGCGACCGACCTCGGCTACATCGCCCAGTTCTACAACGGAGGCGCAGGAACGATACTCTTCCCGGTCTTCGTTACAAGGAAGATCACTCCGAGCGCCGGTAGCCACACCTTCAAGATCACCGGAATCTCGGGCGGCGCGACCTGCGGTATAGCCGCCGGCCCTGGCGCCGCCTCTGGCGACTATCAGCCCGCCTACATTCGGGTCAGTCGAGCCTGATGGGCTGGTGGGAGCACCCATACAAGGGCGGGCCGATGGTTGCCGTCCCAGGCTTCCCGCGCCCGCTGTACCCGGCCGACGCGAAAGGCCACACACCATCGGTCGACGGGCCTGATATCGAGGCGTACAAGCGCACCGTGTGGCGCGCCGGCCGCTGGCCTGGTCCCGCGTCCAGCTTCGACCGCGCCTACTCGAACGGGTTCGCGCACGGCAAGTCAGGGAACGTCGGCGAGACTGGTGTTGCCGGGGTGCAGCGCCAGCAGGGCGTCGACGACACCGGCTACATCGGGAAGAACACCTTCAACACGCTCCGCTCGATCCGCGTCCCGCACGGCCCGCACGAGGGCGAGATGTGCATGGACGCGAACGCCGCCAACCTGATCGCCCAGGCGTGGGAGCTGTACGGCGGCAAGGAGCCCGCGCCACCGTCCCCTGGGGCGGTGAAAACAACACGGGAACGGGCACTCGACGCGGCGATCGGTGACATCGGGTATGTCGAGTCGGGCAACAACAATACGAAGTACGGGGAGTGGTATGGCGCCAACTATCAGCCGTATTGCGCGATGGCGTGTACGTACTGGTACGAGAACAAGGCGGGCGGCTCACCGAGCTTCGCCAAGGGATCGGCCTACGCCTACGTGCCGTACATCCTCTCGGATGCCAAAAACCATAGGAACGGCCTGAGCGTGACGAGCTCACCGGTAAAAGGCGATCTCGTCGTGTTCGATTGGAATCGAGACGGCACTTACGATCATGTCGGCCTCTTCCAGTCCTGGCAGGCTGGAACGTCGTTCTTGACGGTCGAGGCGAACACCAGTCCGAACAACTCCGGCTCGCAGAGCAACGGTGGCGGTGTCTATCAGCGGACTCGCGATGTTGCGAGCCAGGGGACTCAGTTCATTCGGGTTGCCGAATGACGCTTCAACCGGCCTCGACAACAACTCGAACGGCGGCGAAGTGATGCGGCGCACCCGCCGTGTCCCCGACCAGTCAACAGTGTTTGTCCGGGTCGCCGAGCCGTGAGACCGGCGAAGCGGCAGGCGATCCTGGTTGTGATCGCGGTCGCTGTGCTTGTCCTGGCCCTGATCGTGTTCTCCACCGACCGCAGCACCGGCGACCACCTCCTCGCCGCGATCGGGCTCCTCGGTGGGCTCGCGATCGTGATCGTGTCACTACCCGAAGACAAAGACAAGTGACGCTCTTAGGCTTCCATCGCGACCGCAGCGTCCTCGAGATTGGTAGCAAGCTCCGCGTACAACTTAGCCTGCCTACTCCCGTCCGTGTCAATCGTTCTGAGCTTTGCGGCGACTCGCCGAGCCTGCTCAGGCGTGAGCTCCTCGAGGATGGCGGACAGAACCGGGATGAGGTCGAACACCATCTGGTCGAACGTCATGGCGTCCCGAATCGTTTGTTGTACTGCTTCAGCTGGTCGCCGCAGAACGTCGCCCCGAACGCGTTCTGCCCGCAGTCGGTGTAGTTCAGGTGGACGCGCCAGAGGAAGTTGTCGAACGTCCCCCGCGTCCACGCGAAGAACACGACGACGAAGATCGCGATGATGATCAGGGCTTTCTTGTTTTCGTGGCGACGGGTCCTAGTCGTCTGCGCGACCGCAGACTCACGTTCCAGCTCGTCGCGGATGACTGTGTTCCAACTCAAGGTAGGCCTTTCGTCCGAGGGTACGACCAGCACGGTACCGTCTCATGCTCCGGCGGTGTGGCGCCTTTCGTCCGAGAGAACGCCCGCCGCCGGTCTAGTCCTCGCGCGCGAGCCGGCGGGCCTCCTTCAACAGTTCATGCACCCGTGTTGGGGACAGGCCCGCGTATTTGGCGATGTCGCGGATCGACTCACCAGACAGCGACGCCGCGTAGATTTTGTCGCGCAGCCCCGCCCGAGCGGCGTCAACTTTTCGCGTCGCGGTCGCCACGTTCTTGAGATCCTGGTGCGCCAAACGCAGCACCCTGCCTGCCGGAACACTCCGTTTGCGGCGTTGTTCGATAATCCGAACAATACGCGCGCAGGGATTATGAGAAAGAAAATCGCGCTCGGAGCGGGAAAAGCGCGTACCCAAGTCTTGAGCGTCGGTGGTATCGCGGCTAGGTTGGCAACGCTAGTAGGCAGGTGCGTCTCTCGAAACCAAGGCTGACCTTTGCGGCGGCCAGCCCGAACCGAAACAACTCGTTCGGAGGGATTGGAGAGGCGTCGTGCTACCCCGGCAAACAAACGCAGCGGATGAGGTCGGCGGCGGCTTGGTGCTTCCCCACGGGCAGGGATGGGGCGAGCAGCGACACCATCGAGAGGCGCCATGCTCGCCCCACGCCTCCCGAACGATAGAACCTTCCGGGCTCGAGCACACCTTTGCGGGTGACTCTGTCACCGCTGGGAGCGTAAACTTCCTGGCTGACATAAGACCCGGCGCCGCGACGAGCGCGGCCCGGGCGTGGCACAGGAGGTCTCAGCTCCCATGCATCACGGATCTTACGACGCAACGACTCACGCTTGCCGACGTAGCTCGACTGCTGCGTGAAGCCGTGAAAGACAACTCCTACCGCGCCACCCCATTGGGGCTCGAGGTCGCGCGGTACATCAGATGGTTCCGCTCCGAGTGGGGCGCCTCGCCGGGCAGCATCGACAAGTACGAGCAGGCGCTCGCCAGGTTGGCGTTGTACTTCGCCGACCTCGAGCTCACAGACATGGAAGCCCCGGTCGGCGTGGAACGGCTGCGCGAGTGCCTCGACCATTTCTGGGGTGACCGCGAACCGGCAACGAGGGCGCGTGTGATCGCGACGTGGCGGTCGTTCTTCGACTGGGCGATCCGTGAGAACCGCGGCATCATCTCGAACCCGGCCCGCGCGTTGCGGATGCCGAAACGCCGCGACACGAGGCGGGAGCCGTTCAACGAGTCGTTCGTCCGCAGGGCACTCGCGCAACGGTACGGGTGCGACCGCTGCGGCGTCGTCCTCGTCCTCTTGTACGGGGTTCGTCGCGCGGAGCTCGCCGGCGTCCAGTTCCGCCACTTCGACTTCGGCTACCGCCAACTCAGCCTGGTCGGGAAGGGCGGCAAGGTCAGGATCATCCCGATCGTCGAGGAAGAGTTCTGGGTCGACCTCTCATCATTGGAGCTCGAACAGGGCGGAGGCGACATCGCAGCCGACAAGTACCTGATCTGCCCACGCCGACGCACAGGGATGAACACCTCGTTTTTCCATCAGAAGCAGATGCTCCCGAGGGCGATCGACAAGTGGTGGTACAACCGCCTCGAGGAAGTCGGGCTGGTGCAACCAGACGGCCGCAGGGATCACGGGATGCACCGGGGCCGCCACACCGTTGCCACCGAGATTTTGCGCGAGACCGGCAACATCGTCGCCGCCCAGGAACTCCTCGGGCACAGCTCACCGGAAACGACCCGGATGTACTACGCCGGGTTCGACACCCGCGATTTGGAGGCCGTCATCCGGGCCGCCCGCGAAGGCAGGGACGAATGACTGACTTGCTCGACTTTGATCTGTCGGCCGAGAAGACATGGGAGCAGCGATTGGTTCTTGCGAAAGCATCTCGGCGATGTGCTTGGTGTGGGGAGGCAGTCGAAAAGGGACGAACAACGTTCTGTTCGAAGGACCACAGCAGGCGATACCACGCGAAACGCATGCAGCGGATCAAGCGGGAACGGAATCTGCGTGACCGTGAGATGCGGGCGGAGATCACCGGTTACATCGAAGAGTTGCGAGAGGCGCGGCGCGAGTGGGGCAAGCTCGAGCGCTGGACGTTGCGCTGGGACTACAAAGACTGGCGGGGCCGCTGGTACGACGAGTTCAAATCGGATGGAGCGAAATGAGTGTAATACAGCTTTCGCTCAACCATGCGGCTGGCGGCGCTAGAAGACAGGAAAGCATAGTTGGGTGTCCCCAGCAACCCGATAACCAAGCCAAAGTCCCGGCCGGGAAAGGGCGCTGTGCAGCGATTACGGGACAGATCATCAGGCGGGTACGAGATAAGCCAGGGAGCCCAGCCTGGGGCCTGCACGTCACAGGTGACGTCACCGATCTCCCTGGGGCACAGCGCCCGACACTTCTAGCGGAATCTCACCGCTGTAACAATCCGACAGGATTTAGCGGGGTTTCCCCTGCAAATAGCGGGGTTTCCGGGTGAACGACTGGCTGCTAAGGCAGGTCTGCAAGCTAGCAGCCGAGCTCGCTGACGAGCTCCCCTCAGACACGAACGGCGTCCTCATCGATGTCGAGCTTCGAGTACTGATCGACGAACCGAGTCTCTCCCAAGGGCCGTCATCTGTGACAGAGCACGTTCGTCGCGTCCGCTCGAACTTCGGCGAATGGAACGGCACCGACCGAATCACGAAGGAGCGATTCGGCTGGTGAACGGCACGGCCCTCGCGATCCGCGACGAGACCGGGTACCTCGCGGCGTGCTCAGAGATCCGCGCGCTCGTCGAACGGATCGAAACCGTCGGCGACGCCAAAGACCTCGCCGACCGGGCTCGTGCCGCTCAGGTGTGGGCCGAGCGTGCCGGCCTTGCACAGTCACAAGTGAATGTCGCGATCGTCGCGAAGCTCTGGGCCGAGCGACGTGCCGGTGAGCTCTTAGCGGTTCCGCCAGGAAACCGCTACACGGGCAAGACCCTCCCGGTCAATGTCAGCAAGGGTCAATCGCACCGCTGGCAGAAGCTCGCCGGGCTGCCGCTCGCTTTCTACGAGCAGGCGGTCGCCGACGCCGTGGCCGCTGGCCGCGTCACCCTCGAAGAGGTCTTCCGACGTGTCGATCGTCTCGCCCGCGAGGACGCGAACGCCGCCGCGGAGCACGAGCTCCTCGCCGATCTCGCCGAGCGTGGCGGACCGACGTGGTCGATCACGCACGCCGATTTGCGCGACTTCGACCCGGGTCCAGTTGACGCGATTGTCACCGACCCGCCTTACATCACCGAGGACGCGGTCGAGCTCTACGCCGAGCTCGGCCGTTTCGCCCTGCGCACGCTCAGACCGGGCGGCGCGCTGCTCACGATGGTCTCGCATCAGCTCCTCCTCGGGGCGCTCGACGCACTCGCGCAACCCGGGCTGGTCTACCGCTGGATGATCGCCTACCTCTACGGCTCACACGAATCGACGGTCGCGATGCATCACCGCGTCCAGGACTGTTGGAAGCCGGTCCTCGTCTACCACCACGGCGCGTGGTCGTCGACGACACCGATGTTCCCTGACGTCGTCTCGAGCGGGCGCCACCAACAGAAGGACGTGCACCCGTGGCAGCAGACGCTCGCCGGCACACGGCAGCTCGTCCGTGCCGTGGCGCGCCCAGGTGACATTGTGTGCGACCCATTCACCGGCGCGGGCACAACAACTGTCGCGGCGCTCGCCGAGTCATGCCACTTTGTCGGCTGCGACATCGACGCGAACACGGTCGAGGTCGCACGCAATCGGATAGCCGCATGACCGTCGAACGTCGCGACGGACAACACGCGAACACGTTCGCGCGCGAGATCCGCTCTGTGAACGGTGGCGGCACGATCCCCGGCGAGTGGGGCTGCCGGGTCGTCGACCTCGACCGCGTCTACGCGCTGATCAATGAGCACGAGCCGATCTCCGTGATGACGGAAGGCCGACTGTGGGCCTGGTACCGGATCCCGATCGAACTTGTCGCGCTGGCCGAGCTCAAGACGTCACGTGACTTGCAGCAGTCGTGGGCCGTCACCCAAGCGCTAGCCCTGCAAGCCTCGATCCCCGGGTTTCGGGTGCTGCACCACGACAGCGGCACCATCGACGTCACCGACCTCTCGAGCAAGACGACCCGGTATCCGTCGGCGCGCGACTTTGTTAGCGCTGCAATCCGACCGCTTTTCTGGGCGAAGGAACTCCCGTTTTGATGTCACGGCGGTCTGACGAGTCCTGCCGTGCCGGCATGGCAGGGCCGGCCCACGCTATGAGAGGCGCACAGGGCCGGCCCCAGCCATGACCGTTCTGTTGCTCAGCCTTGCTGTTGCCGCGCTCCTGATCGGCTGCCTGTACGCCGTGGTGTGGCTGCGGTGGCGCTACAGGCTCGCGAGGCGCCGCCGGCAAAGGCTTGTCGAGCGTGAGTGCTGGCGCGACCAGTTGGACCGCGACGAGCGACGGCTCCGGTTAGGGCTCCCATGAAAACCGCGGCGAAGGTCGACGCGATCCGCGCCCAGTGGCGCCAGGTCGAGAACGACGTCGAATGGTGCGGCGCCCCCGAGATTCTCGAGCACGGCGTGATCATCGGTTTGCTGCTCGGCCAGTTCGCCGACATGGTCGACGCGCTCGAGCTCGACGAGCCGATCGAGGCGATTGGCGCATGAACGTGACCCCGAGCGAAGGAGGACGTTATCTGCTCCCGCCTCCCCATCCTGGCCGCACCCGTGGCGGCCGTCGCGATCGCGCTCCCGGCCAACGCCGCGGCCGGGAGCGCGACCCCAACCACGTTGATGCACGCGTTCGTGTGCATCCACCACTACGAAGGCAGCTGGACCGACCCCAACCCGCCCTACTACGGCGGGCTGCAAATGGACTGGACGTTCATGGCCACGTATGGCGCCGAGTATTTGCGTGCGTGGGGCCCGGCGAACAACTGGCCGCCCATGATCCAGATCGCTGTTGCTATCCGAGCGTATTTGTCCGGGCGTGGTTTCTGGCCGTGGCCGGTGTCGGCCAGGTTGTGCGGGCTGATCTGACGTGATCGCCGCCCTCTACGTCGAGACGAACGGCGTCTACTACGGCCTCGAGCATCCGGCGCGGTCGCAGGCGTGGCGAGCATTCGCGCTGCCGTATCCGATGCGAGGCTGGGCGAACGGGCTCGGTGATCCAGGGTGGGCGATCGAAGTCGATCAGCACGCCTACGGGTTCCCGACCCGCAAAAACACGTGGCTCTACTGCGTAGGCACAGACCTCGGCCCGATCGAGCAGTACCGGGCGCCGTACGGAACGCCCGGCTGTGACGCACTCTGGAGCACCGAGCGCGCTCGCACGCCGCTCGCGTTCCGTGATGCGCTCCTGGCGATGGCCCGTTCGGCTTCGCCTGCGCTCGCGGCGGGTGGGCAACAGCGATGAACGGTGTAGACACAGCCGCCGCGCGCGGGCGGTTGGCGAAGATTGACGCGCTACTGCGCCCGAAGCTCATGGCCCCGTCGGATGCATCGACGCTGCTTCTCGTGGAGATTCTGCTCGCCGCGTGGGAAGAACTGCATCGGGAGATGGCGCCCTGTGGTTGCGCTGAGCGCTGCGGCGACGACGGCGACACTGACGGCCCCGGAGTGTGCAAGGGACTGCCCCTCCCGCCGAAGCCGCCTCTCGTTGAGATTGTGCTGGTGCCCCGGTGAGCGGTGTAGACACAGCCGCCCTCGAAGCCGCGCTCAAAGCGTGGGAGGCCGACGAAATAGGCGTTCTGGACATTGAGGAAGTGTTGCTCCCCGCTCTCCCGGCGCTTCTCACCATCGCCACGGCAGCCGAGCGGTTGATGACCGAGGCGTATGTCGCTCCGTCTACGGCGTGGGACGCGGCGACATTACCGCTAATGGTGAAAGTGGAGACGTACACCGCGCTCCGTGCGGCGTTGGATGGGGTCACAGACGAGGCGAAACCATGAACGTCGGCGACCGCGTCCAGGCACGCGACGGCACCCAGGGCGTCGTCACCGGGTTCGAGACCACCCCGCGCGGGTGGCCGCTCGTCCGGTTCACCGACCGCCCGCGCCCGACCCCCGGCACGTACCCGCCGTGGCTACTGACCGTCATCGAAAGGAAAACCATGTCAGAAAATCTGCCGGCCCTACGCGACGAGGCAGGAGTATTCGAGCTGAACCAGAGGCGCGCAAAAGCGTACTCGGAATCTGGTTACTGGCCTGACGCCAGTAAACTCGCGCAGGCACTCGTAAAGATCGAGGCCGGACGTTCGCTCGGGATAAACCCGCTGATGGCGATGAACGAGATCCACGTCATCGAGGGCAAACCTGGTGTCGGTGCCGGCGCGTGCGCCGCACTGGTGAAGGCGCACCCACGCTACGACTACCGGGTCAACGAGCTGACCGGTGAACGATGCACGATCAGTTTCTACGAGCGTGGCCACCGGATCGGCGTCTCGACGTTCACGCTCGACGACGCCAAGACGGCGAAGCTGATGAACCGCGGCAACTGGATCACCTATCCGCGGAACATGCTGTACGCCCGCGCGATGACGAACGGCGTCGGCTGGTTCTGCCCCGACGTGTTCATGGGCAAGGTGTACACACCGGAGGAGCTCGGCGACGACAGCTACCCGCCGCCTGAGCTGCCCGACGCTGGGGATGTCACCCCGATCGACGACCCCTACCTGGTCGACGAGGACATCGAGTTCGGCGACCCGCTCGAGGCCGACAGCGAAGCCGAGCTGCAAACGCTCGAAGCGCTGCACGAGATGACCGATGAGTAAGTTCATCGTCACCAGCAACGACACGTTCCTACGCCTTCATGCGGCCGGCGTCATCAACGTCGAGCCCGACAATGTGCGCCGCTGCATCATCGACCTCGAGGTTGGCCAAGGGGCCCGCATCTACCTCGAGACGTTCGCCGACGACGCGATCATTGGCGAACTGCTCGGCGCCGGCCTCAGACCCGAGCCGGACATGACCGATGAGTGAGCTCGCCCTGATCCAGCAGGGCGTCGAGGAGAACCCCGAGATCGTGATGCCCCTGACGGGCGTCCTTGTCGACCTGCGCAACCCGGCCGAGGTCGCCGACGCGCTCGACCAACTCACCGACATCAGGCACAGGCTGAAGAATCTCACCGACACCCTCACCGACGCTCTCCGGTTGGAGGCGCACAAGCAGGGAACCAAGACGCTGCACCTCGAAGGCCTCGACGCCGTCATCTCGGGCGGCGAACGTGTCGAGTACGACGGGCAACGCTTGCAGTCGGAGTTGATCCGGGCTGGGCTCCCGATCGACCGCGTCAACGAGGCTGTCGCCGAGATCGTCACCTACAAGCCCGACGGCCGCGTCCTCAAGCAGCTAGCCGGCGCGAACCACGACTACCGGGCGATCATCGACAGCTGCCGCCAGGTTGTGCCGGCGCCGTGGCGCGCAACGGTGAAACGCGTCAGGTGAACTCGGTAGTCCAAGATCGCGACTTCACGCTGTACCTGGGCGATGCGCTCGAGGTGCTCCGCGAGCTACCCGCCGGCAGCGTGGACTGTTGCGTCACGAGTCCGCCATACTGGGGGCTCAGGGACTACGGCACCGGCCAATGGGACGGCGGCGACTTCCACTGCGACCACTTGGCAACGGCTCGCCACAAGGGGCGTGACGTCTGTGGATATTGCGGCGCGATGCGGGTCGACCGCCAGCTCGGCCTCGAAGCCACCCCGCAGGAGTACGTCGCCAACATGGTCGCGGTGTTCCGCGAGATACGCCGCGTGCTGGCCGACCACGGCACCTGCTGGGTCAACCTCGGCGACAGCTACGCGGGCGGTGGTCGTGGCGGCCACGGCGGACTAGAGAATGTGCCGCGCTGGGGTAAGGCATCCCCGCCGCAAGGTGACGCCGAGTACCCGGAGTCGTTTCGAGGGATGAGAGCGAAAGATTTGTGCGGGATCCCGTGGCGCGTCGCGTTCGCGCTCCAAACCGACGGCTGGTATTTGCGCAGCGACATCATCTGGGCGAAACCCAACCCGATGCCCGAGTCGGTCACGGACAGGCCCACGAAGGCGCACGAATATGTCTTTCTTCTGACGAAGAAAGCGCGGTACTGGTTCGACCAGGAAGCCGTGCGGGAACTGGCCGAGTACGGGCGTCGTATACAGGGCGCGTTTCGAAGCGGATCCCAGAACGGCGACGGCCATCGCTCAGTTGAAGGCAGCGTTACTGGCAGCGATCCCGCTGCTGGCCGCAACGTCCGTTCTGTGTGGGAGATCGCGACCCAGCCGTACGCGGAGGCGCATTTCGCGACGTTCCCGAAGGAGCTCGCCCGCCGTTGCATCCTCGCCGGCTGCCCCGAGTGGGTGTGCCGGATGTGCGGGAAACCACGCGAACGGATCGTGGAACGCACCGGAGGAACCACGGGTAGCGGCATGGATACCTACGTTGTTTCGACGCTCGGCTGGTCGGATTGCGGCCACCACGACTACCGTCCCGGAATCGTGCTCGACCCGTTCATGGGCTCAGGCACAACCGCGCTCGTCGCCCGCGAGCAGGCCCGGCACGCGATCGGGATCGAGCTCAACCCCGAGTACGCGCGCCTTGCCGCGCGCCGGTTGCAGCAGCTGTCATTGCTCGCCAAGGGCGTGCGGTGAGCGACAAGACCGAGCAGTGGGCGTGGAAACGGATCCGCGAGCTCGAACGGCGGATCCATCTGCTCCAAACCAGGGTGTCGGTGCTCCGCCGGTCCCGCGACCTGTGGCGCGACAAAGCGATCGAGCGGCGCGTGAAGCGGTGAGCGACGACCGGTGGATAGTGGTGCCGAACTGGGACAAGTTCCAGTCGTACTCGGAACGGTCGCCGGCGTGGATCAAGGTGTACCCGGAACTGAACTCGCACGACGGCTTCCGGAAGTTGTCGAGCGCAGAAAAGGGAACGCTTCTGGTCATTTGGTGCGAGTACGCGCGCTCGAACTGCGTGATGTCTACCGGAAGCGTGCGGGAAGTGTGCGGGAAGTCGTACCGAAGCGAACATCTCGTTTCGCTCAACCATGCGGGTTTCATCGAGTTTTCCGCAGTGAAGCCTCTCTCGCGCGCGCGCGTACGCGCGAGAGAAGAGAAGAGAAGAGAAGAACTAACAGGCGCTCACGCGCAGAAACCGAAGCCCAAGAACAACACCGGCGACGAGCACCGTGAAAACGCCTCCGCCTACAAGAAGTACGTTCCCGAGCCACCGGAACCGGTCGACTCCGAGCTCGCGCTCGAGCTCACCCGCAAACTCGCGAAACGCTACGACCGTTGAGCCGCTTCATCGTTCAGGAAGTCCACGGGTGGACGATCGGGCTCGGCACCAACAACACCGGCCAGAACAAACGCCCCGACCCCGTCTCGTTCGTCGTGCTCGACTCCGGGTGCTGCTACCAGCGGATGGCCGAGTTCCCGCCCGGCGACGGCCGCAACGTCGGCTACAACCCGATCCGCCGCCGGCGTGCGGCAGCCGAGGCGTTCGCGGCCGAACTGAACGCGACACACCGACCATGACCGCGTGGAAAGACCTTGAGCGCCGAGTCTGTGCCGAGATGGGCGGCAGACGCGGCGGACCAGTCGGCGCCGCAGTCAGCGACTGCGTCGGTGTGCCGTTCAGCGTGGAGGTCAAGCGCTGCAAAAGCCAGTCCGTGCAGACACGGTTCATCGAGCAAGCCAAGGCGCAATCCAAGCGCGAAGGGAAACCCTGGCTCGTCGTCGTCGGCGGTCACAACGACCGCAACCCCACCGCCACGCTCGACTGGCGCCTGCTCGTCGATATCTGCCGGAAAGCCGGCGTCATCGCCGCGCCGCTCGAAGCCAAGGACGAGAAGTGATGCCGTGGTGGGCGTGGCTCCTGACCGGGTTCCTGATCTGGCCGATCGCGTTCCTTGTCGTCGCGCTGTTCCTGAATGATCGCCGCGACCAATAGGCTGCCGGCCGGCTGGCGAACGGCCTCGACTAGCCGGCCGGCGGAACTGCAACGCAGCGGTGCGTCACGCACACGTGCATAATCCCTGCTGCGAGGCCGGAACGGAGCAGTCCAGATGGACCCCGAAGACCTAGGCACGCTCGCCAACATGATCGAGCTCGGCACGCAGTACATCGCCGAGCAAGACGAACCCGAAGACCAACCCAACATCGCGCCCATGAAAGCGATCCTCGACCAGATCGCCGCACTGGTGCCCGTCGAGCTCGCCGAACCGGAGCCTTCCGACGAGCCCGAAGACGAAGGAGGGGAATGAACGAAACACCGACACCAGAGCCGACCGAGCCGACACCAACACCCGTCCCCGAACCAGACCAACCCGACGACGACGACGAATGAGGATCGGCACCGTGACCATCACCGTCGGCGAGATCGCCTGGGTGGTCATAGCCATCTTCGTCGTGCTCGCGTACTTCAACGGCTGGGGCTGACAAACCGCATGGTTGACCCAAAAGGGGGCCCGTTTTTTGGTGTGACCACCCGTTTGACCCCCGCCAAGTCCAGAAATCTCTCTCTTCGAGGTGAGTCGAGCCGATGACGACCAGGTTGGCGCGAGCGGGGCTGAGTTCAGCGGAGCGCGGCTACGGTCCGGAGCATGTAGCGACCAGGCGCCGGTTGGAGGCGTTCGTGCTCGCCGGGAACGTTCGTTGCGCGCGGTGTGGTGAGTTGATCGTTCCGGGTGAGCTGTGGGATCTGGGCCACGATGACGGTGACCGGTCGCGGTACAGCGGGCCGGAGCACGCGAGGTGTAACCGGGCTACTGCGAGCAGGCGGAGGTGGGTTGCGCCGCCGCCGCCGGAGCCCGAGCCGGAGCGGCCCGGGTTAGCCTCGTCGGATGAGTGTTGGCGGGTCCCGTGGCTCGAGCCGTTGCTTGACGTGCCGGCGGACGCGGTGTGGCCGCGGTTCATGTCGGCTCCGCATCCTCGAGCGGTTGGTTCGCTCGGTGAGGAGTTCGCGAGGTGGGCGGAGGCGCGTGACGGGCGGCCGTTGAGGTGGTGGCAGCGGCTGGTCGCGACGCGTCTACTGGAAGTAGACGCGGATCGGCGGCTGGTGTGGGAGACGCTGCTTCTGACGATGGCACGGCAACTCGGGAAGTCGTGGCTGCTCCGCGAGCTTTTGTTGTGGCGGATCGAGCAGAGCGAGTGGTTCGGTGAGCCCCAGGATGTGCTCCACACCGGCAAGGATCTGCAGGTTTGCACCGAGGTGATGCGGCCGGCGATGGCGTGGGCGGAGGGCGACTCGCGGTACAAGGTCGGGCGCGCGAACGGCGCGGTGTTCATCGAGCTTGTGGAGGCACGGTCGCGGTGGCTGCTCCGGGCGAAGACCGCGGTGTACGGCTACTCGGTCTCGGTTGGTGCCGTCGACGAGGCGTGGAAGGTTCGCCCGGAGATCGTCGACGAGGGGCTCACGCCGACGATGGTGGAGCGGGAGCAGCCGCAGCTGTGGTTGGTCTCGACGGCGCACCGTGAGGCGACCGCGCTGATGTTGGCGCGCAGGAAGGCCGCGTTGGTGCAGCTCGAGTCGGGCGAGGGCGATCTGTTGATCGAGTGGTCGACGCCGAAGGCCTCGGCGCTCGACGACATCGACGGGTGGCGGCAGGCTTCACCGCACTGGACGCCGCAGCGGGAGCGGTTGATCCGGCGGCAGCTCGAGCAGGTGCAGTCCGGCGAGTCGGAGGTGTACGAGGACGAGACCGACCCGGTCGAGGCGTTCCGCGCGCAGTGGCTCAATCAGTGGCCCGACCGGACGGTTCCGACGGGGGTCGGTGAGCTGCTGCTTCCGGCCGGCCTGTGGGCGCATCTCGAGCAGTCGGGGTTGCTGGGTGACGGCGCGTTGTACGTCGCGGTCGAGGACCATTTCGGGAACGGCGCCGCGATCGCTGCAGCGGCCGAGCTTGGCGACGGCCGGTTGGAGGTCGACGGCTGGTTGTGCCCCGACTGGGACTCGGCAATGATGGATGTGCAACGCCTGGGTGCGTTACGCGAGGTCAGGGTGCTGCTCGTGGGGGCGTCCTTGCTGTCGCGGGTCCCGGAGGGAACGTCGCCGGCCCCGGACCCGGCCGGTGGTGCCGAGACCCGTCTGGGTCTTCCGCTCCTCCGGGACCTCGCGGCAGGTGGGATGCTCGCCCACGAAGACACCGCCGAGCTGGATCAGGCCGTCACAGGGGCATTGGTGAAGGAGCTCTCGACGGGGTTGCAGCTCGTCCCGTCCGGCTCGACGCATCTCGTGAAGGCGCTCTGCTGGGCTGTGAATGCGGCGCACGACTCGGAGCCGTTACCGGTGATCTTCTGATGGCGTTCTGGACGCGCTCGATCCGCCCGGGCGACCCGGAGGTCCCGAACACGAACCCGCCCGGGGTGCCGCCGGCGAGCGTGGGCCCGCCCGACGCGAACCCGGGTGACCCGATCGGCGTCGAGCTGGTCGGTGACGATCCGGGGTGGGCGCCACCACCGAGGATTCTCCCTTCGGCGTGGTCGGGGTGGCCGTCGGATTGGGCGACGCCGAACTGGGGGTCGATGGACGTGCAGGTCCTCACCGACACCGCCTGGATGTGCTTGGACCGGAACGCGAGCGTGTTGTCGGCGATGCCGCCCTATCTGGTGAACGCGTCGCCGACGCTGAACGCGGATTGGCTCCGGAACCCCGATCCGGCGTTCTACGCGTCGTGGGACGAGTTCGCGCACCAGCTGTTCTGGGATTTCCAGATGGGCGAGGCGTTCGTGCTCGCGACGTCCTATTACTCGACAGGATGGCCGGCCCGGTTCCATGTGGTGCCGCCGTGGTTCGTGAGTATCGATATGCGCGACGGGCTCCGGAACTACGAGATCGGCGGGCTCGACGTGACCGAGGACATCCTCCACGTCCGCTACCGCTCCGTGACCGGGTACCCGCACGGCTCGGGCCCGTTGGACGCCGGGAGCATGCGGATCATCGCCGACCAGATGCTGACGCAGTACGGCACGAAGATCGCGACGACGGGGGTCCCGGTCGGGGTGCTGCAGCACCCGGGGAACATCAACGCCGCGCAGGCCGCGCAGCTGCAAGCGCAATGGGTGCAGGCCAGGTCGAGCTCGATCGGTGAGCCGGCCGTCCTCGCCGGCGGGATCACGTGGACGCCAACGCAGCTGAACCCGTCCGAGCTCGGCCTCCTCGACCTCCTCCGGTTCAACCAATCCAGGATCGCGGAGCTGCTCGGGATCCCACCGGTCATCGTCGGGCTCCCGGCGGGCGGTGACCCGATGACGTACCGCAACGTGGCGATGCTGTACGACCAGCATTGGCGCTCCGGGCTCCGCCCGAAAGCGGCGAAAGTGATGGCCGCGCTCTCCGGCTGGGCGCTACCCAGGGCGACGACCGTCGAGGTGAACAGCGACGACTACGTCCAGGGAGAACCGCTCGAGCGGGCGCAGGCCTACCAGATCCTCGCGTCGATCCTTGACCCCGTGACGGGGCAGCCGGCGATGACCGTGCAGGAGATCCGCACCGCGGAGCGTCTGGACACGAGCACACCAACCGACACACCAACAGGGGCAGGAGTGCTGGCATGAGCGAGATCGAGTTCAGGGCCGCCGAGGTCGCAGACGTCAGCTACCCGAGCCGAACGGTGACGGTGATCGTGGCGCCGTACGAGACCCCGACAGTGATCCACACCGCGAGAGGGCAGTTCACCGAGATCGTGGCCAGGGGCGCCTACGACGGGGTTCAGCGTCGCGCCGGCTCGGTCCGCGCGAACCGCGACCACGACTGGCAGCGGATGGCCGGCCGTGTCACAGCCCTACACCCTGAGCGCACCGAGGGATTGGTCGCCGAGGTGCGGATGTTCAAGACGACGATCGGCGAGGAGACACTGGAGCTGTGCGCCGACGACGGCCTCTCGGCGTCGGCGGGGTTCGGGCTGATGCGGACGGAAGGCTCGTCTGGGTCGATCAAGCCGAACGCGGAGCAGTGGGAAGGCAAAACCCGCCGGCTGAACGAGTTGTGGCTCGACCATGTCGCGTTCGTGCCGAACCCGGCCTATGAGGCCGCGGCGGTCCTCGATGTTCGTGACGCCGAGCCTGTGCTGGTGGTCGCAAGGCCGTTCCTCGACCGGCTCCAGCTCGAGCAGGCCCGGGCGGCCCTCGCGAGGATTGATGCTCGCTGGGGCGTCCGGTAGCATCCCAGCCGAACGTCCTCCTCGGTGCCAGAGACCAAACGCTAGGAGCGGGCAGCCGTAGACGGGAGTGGCGCTCGAACAAACGGGACCCGTAATCCCCTGTTCGCGCTACCCGAAGGAGGAACCCAGCAATGGGCGCATCTGATCAAATGCTCGCCCGCTACGTCGCGGAGATCGAGGAACGACAGCAATTCATCGACGGGCTCGTGACGGCCGCCGGCGACGGCGACCTGACACCCGAGACGGCGGAGCTCGTCACCGAGGCTCGGAAACGGATGGAGACCGTTGAGAAGATGATGGCGCCGTTGGAGGAGGCCGGCAGGATCAGCGGCGACTCAGCGAAACGGGTCGCCGAGATCGCCAGGCGGATCGGCGACAAGCCGCACAAGCCGACCGAGGTCGAGTACCGCTCCGCCGGCGACTACGCACTCGATCTGTGGCGGTCAGGGCTCGGCGACAGCGAGTCGAAGCAGCGCCTCGACATCTACAACCGCGCCGCCTCCCACCAGACGACCACCGACAGCCCCGGCCTGATCCCCTCGCCGATCCTCGGTCCCGTCGTCGACTTCATCGACTCCAACAGGCCCTTGGTGAACGCGCTCGGGCCGCGGCAGCTGCCGGGGCAGAACTGGTCGAGGCCGAAGGTGACCGTCCACACGACGGTGGGGTTGCAGTCGGCAGAGAAGGCGGAGCTGACCAGCCAGAAGATGACGATCACGAAGCTCGCCGCGACCGCCGCAACTTATGGCGGTTACGTCAACGTCTCGAGGCAAAGCATCGACTTCACGCAGCCCGGTGTCATGGACATCGTGATCTCCGACCTCGCGGGGCAGTACGCGATCCAGACTGAATCCGCGGCTGCGACAGCGTTCGCTGCAGCCGCCACCGCTGGCACGACGCTCCCGACCGGGCCGAACACCGCCAGCGACGTCGCTAACGCGTTGTGGGCCGCAGCCGCGGCGATCTACACCGGTGTCAAGGGCGCCGGCACCGTGTTCGCGGTCATTCCGCCCGGCCTCCTCGCGCAGTGGGGCGGCATGTTCCCGCCGGTGAACCCGTTCAACGCGCAGTCGCCGGGCTTCAACGCCGGCAACTTCGGGAGCGGCCTGATGGGGCAGATCGCCGGGATCCCGGTGTACGTGTCCGCGGCGGTCACCGCGAACACCGGGCTCGTGCTCAGCAGCGCAGCCGCCGAGGTGTACGAAGAGCGGATCGGCTCGCTGCAGGTCGTCGAACCCAGTGTGCTCGGTGTCCAGGTCGCCTACGCGGGCTACTTCACCCCACTGGTGATCGAGCCGCTCGGGATCATCAAGATCGTGAAGACGCCGTGAGCGAGACCGAGACGGTCGCGGAGCCCGGCGGCACGATCTGGGACGACCCGAACCAGCAGGTTGTCCGTGAGGACCAGTCGCCGTCGTGGGAGCAAGGCACCGGGGCCGGCGGCAGCCCTGACCCGCAGGAGCTCGTTGCCGACGAGGAGGCCGGCTACGTGACGTTGGACGAGATGACGAAACAGCAGCTCCTCGAGTACGCGCAGTCGAAGGGCTACTCGCCGGCGAACGCAGCAATGTCGAAGGACGAGATCCGCGCCACCATCGACACGAACGAGTAACGGATGCCGTACGCGACCGCCGCCGACCTGCAACGCGTCCTCGCCAAGCCGGCGCCGACAGCGTTGGAGGCCGACGCGATGGATCGCGTCCTGAACGAGGGCGCCAGGGAGATCGACTGGGAGCTCAGCTACGACACCGTCGACAACCCGGCGCCCACGACAGGCCCCGACTTCGACCTGCTTGAGGAGGTCAACCTCTCGAGGGCGGTCGAGTTGTGGAACATGGAGTTCCGGCCGTTCTTGCTCGTCCCTGTCGGGCCTGACCAGGTGCCGGTCATGGGTGCGCAGGACAGCTGGGCCCGGCACGCGTTCCGGCTCCGCCCGCTGAAAACGATGTTCCCGGTCGGATGAGCGTCCAGGATGTTCCCGCCGACATCGCAGCCGCCCTGCAACCGCTCATCGTCGAGGTGCCCGAGCTCCAGATCATCCCGGGCTGGAATACCGATGTCACACCGCCGGCGATCGACGTGTTCCCTTCGACACCGTTCCAGGTCGGTGCCGGGTTCGGTGTCCGCAGCAAACGCACCTACTGGACCGTGCGCGCGCTCGTCAGCACCGCAGACCCGAACGCCGGACAGACGCTGCTGCTCCGCTTGCTCGACCCCGACGACCCCGCCTCCGTCGAGGCCGCGCTCGCCGAGATCGAGGCTGTCGTCGATGACAGCTCGAGCGTGTCGGGGTTCCAGACGTTCACCGACCACCCCGAGTGGCTCGGCTGCCAATGGACCGTAGGAGTGTTCACATGACCAAATACACGGTGTCCGGGCCGACCGCGTTCATGGGTCACGCCCCGGGCGAAACGTTCGACGCCGACCTCGACGACGCCCTCGAAGCCAGGGCATTGGATCGCGGCTCGATCAAGAAAACAACCAGGAAGAAGGAGGACGGCGATGCCGAAACGGATCGCGCTACAAGACCAGATCACGGTTGACTCGGTAGACCTGTCCGACTTCGCTCGGTCGGTCACGTCCGTGTCGTCGCACGCACAGATCGACGTTTCCGGGTTCAACCCGGCCGGCACCAGCGAGTATCTCGCCGGCGCGACGACACAGTCGGTCACGGTCGAGTTCTACGGCGCCTACGGGACCGGGGAGACCCACGCGACGCTCGAGCCGCTCCACGCGGCCCGCACCGTGACGTCGTTCGAGTGGCAGCCCGTGCCCGGCCCGATCGGCCCGACGGCGCCGGCGTTGAAAGGCAACGTGATGATTTACGACTACGGCCCCGGAGCGACCCGCGGCGCCGAGGACGCCTACCAGGTGACGTTCATGCCGGCCGACGCCGCAGGGCTCACCTGGGTGACCGCCTAGATGGACTGGATCGTCCTCGAAGGCGTCAAGCCGTGGGACGGACGGTACGAGTTCGACATCGTCGCCCGCGAACTGACCCGTCGCGAATGGGGCTGGATCAAACGCTTGCCGGGCTACCTCCCGTTGACGATCGAGGACGGTCTACGGGGCGCCGATCCCGAGTTGTTCGCGGTGTTCGGCGCCATCGCGTTACGGCGTGCCGGCAGGATCCAGCAGGACGAGGTACCCGAGATCTACGAGCGGCTCCTCGACGCCCCCGCCGGCAGCACCATCCGCCTCGAGGGCGACACGGTCGACACTGACGAGGGTGATGCCGGCCCTCCTCCCGCAAGCAGCAGCGGGAACGGGAGCTCTTTTGGGAGCGATTCACCGACGAGCTCGGAGACCTCGGAGTCGATCCCGCCCAGTCCTGGGATCCCCGCCTTGGCTACTTCAACGTCACCCCCGAAACAGTGGGGGACCTAACACCCTCACAGCTGATTGGCTGCATCGACTGGTTCCAGGCGATCCACGGGACCGGCGATGGCTGAGCCCGGCCCCGCTGTCGTCGTCAAAGGGATGGCCGAGTTCCAGCGTGCCCTCGCGCACGCGGACCGCTCGAGCCGCCTGGGTGTCCGGCGCGAGCTCCGAGACATCGCCCGCCCCATCGCCAACGACGCCCAGCAGCTCGCGCTCGGAACCATCACAGGGATGGCGGCGTCGCCGAAATGGGCTGGGATGAGGATCGGTGTCACCCGCAAACTCGTGTACGTCGCGCCACGGCAGAAAGGTGCCCGCGGGAAAGGCCCACGCGCACGCCCCAACCTGGCCGACCTGATGATGTCCAGGGCCATGGAACCAGCCCTGGAACGCCACAGGGGCGAGCTCGAAACGAACGTCGAACGGATGCTCGACCGGGTCGCGGACGGGTTCAACCATGGCACGTAAGCTCATCGTCGAGGTCGTCGGTGAGACCGCCGGGCTGTCACGCGCGTTCAGCAAAGCCTCGAGCGACGCGACCAGCTTCCAGGGCAAGATCGAGCACACCTTCCGGAACGTCGGCCGCAACATCGCCTTCGGTGTCACCGCGCTCGTCGGTGCCGGCGGTCTCAGCGAAGCGTTTACGACCACGATCAAAGCCGCCCAGGACGCCGCGGTCGCGCAGAAGTCGCTCGCCGCGCAAATGAAAACGAGCGGGGAGTCGTTCCAGCAGAACAAAGCCCGGATCGATGCGGCCGAACAGTCGATGGCGAAGTACGGGTTTACGAGCGAAGACTCGGCGCGCGGGCTCACGACGCTCGACCGCGCGACCGGGAACATCACGAAGGCGTTCCAGCTCCAGGGTGTCGCCGCGAACGTCGCCAGGGCACGGAACCTCACCCTTTCGCAGGCTGCGCTGATCCTCGGCAAAGCCTACGACGGCAACACCACCTCGCTGAAACGATTGGGGATCGAGCTTCCGAAAGGCACCAAGGGGATGCAGGCGATCTACCTCGTCGCGCAGAAGTTCGCCGGGCAGGCGGCCGCGAACACGACCGCGTACGAGAAGTTCTCGACGACTCTCCACGACACCGAGGTGATCATCGGGACAGCCCTGCTGCCGACCGTGAACAAGTACCTCGACGCGGCGGCCAAGTGGCTCGACAACCTCAACCGCTCCGGGAAGCTGCAACAGGATGTCAACACGGCGATGAAAGACGCTGTTGCCGCGTTCCAGGCGGTCAAGGACATCGTGACGCCCCTCGTGCAGGCGTTCAAGGATCTCGGTGACGCTGTCGGCGGCACCAAGAACGAGGTGAAACTCCTGATCGCCGCGTTCGCCGCGTTCAAGACCGCAAGCTTCCTCGAGTCAATCGGTCTCGTCTCTGCCGGCGTCGGACGGATCGGAACAAACGCCGAAACGTCGGCTGGCAAGGTCACGGGACTCCGGAGCTCGCTAGGCCGACTTGCGGGCACGACGTTCGTGGTTCCGATCGCGTTGGAGATCCGGACGGTACTCGACAAGAGCAGCACCTTCCAACGCATCAAGAAAGGCCTTGGCCCGGCCGGGTTCATCCTGAGCGGCCCGGGTGACATCTACAACATCCTGAAAACGGCTATCGGGAACGTCACCAGCTACATCGGCGGCTCTGGTGCAAACGCACCAGGAGGACTTCAGGGAAGCCTCTTCGCCGGCAAGACGCTTGTGAGGCCTGGCGCGCCGGGCGGCACGCTCGGGCTACCCACCGGCGTGAGCGGTAGCGGTGGCGTGAACACCCCTCTGAACGCGTACCAGCGGCTCCAGGTCTCGCTCGCCGCCGACCCCAACAACATCAGCCTGTTGCAGCAGCAGGCTGCACGTGACCGTTCAGCGATCGCGTTCGCGCAGAAACTGAAAGGGCGCGGTGTGCTCGAAGGGCAGAAGTTCGTCGACACCGTCGGCAAGTACTACAACGACCTCACCTCGACCCTCGGGCAGATCCAGTCGATCCAGGATGCGGCTGCCGCGCTAACGAAAGCGGCGCGCGACAAGGCCGCTGCCGCTGCGAAGAAACGCGTTCAGGACGCGCTCGCGTTCGCGAAAAAGGAGAAGGCGATCGAGGACGCCGAAGACAAAGCGGTCCGCGACCAGAACGCCCGGATCGCGAAGCGCGCCGCCGACGTGCTCGCAGCCGCGCGCAAGCGGCACGCCCGCGACGTGATCGAGCTGCCGGGGTTCCGTCTCGGCCCGATCACGCGTGTACAGGCGGGCACGATCGGGATCCAGCAGTTCACCGAACCGATCGGGTTGCAGCTCGCCGAGGCCCGCGCGGGCGCGCTCGGGCAACCGTTACGGCCGATCCTCGTCAAGATGCGGGCCGCCGCCCGCGCTGCCCTGAAGGCCGGGAACCTCTCTATCCAGGCGCAGATCGAGGCGTGGAACGAGATCACCAGCATCAACCAGCAGCTGACGAAATCAGCGAAGGGGTTCACCAACGACATCGCCCAGGCGAAGCCCTACTCACTGACCCGCGGCGGCGGCGTCGTCATCAACGGCGGCGTCCACCTCCACGGCGTGCAGGACATGACCCAGCTCGAGAACCAATTGGAGGCCCGGGCGAAGGCACGGCCGAAGGTTCGCCGCGGGGCGCGGTAGGTGCCGATCCCCGTCGCACCGGCCGGCCGGTTCCTGGTCGCGTTCGACACCGCCGGCACCGGGCCGTTCACGTGGGACCCCGTGTGGACTCGGCTGGACAGCACACCCAACCTGGTGACGAGCTACCAGATCGACCGTGGCCGCCAGTACGAGCTCGACCGCACAGACGTCGGCCGCGCAACCGTGGCGATCGCCGACACCGACGGGATCCTCGACCCAACGAACCCCGACGGCCCGTACTACACCAAGCTCGAGCCGCTGCTGCAGGCGATGATCGGCCGCTACAACCCGGTCGACGCGACGTGGTACACCCGCTACCGCGGGTTCATCGAGGATTACGACTACGCGTTCGACCCGTCGCAGATGGTGAACCGTCTCACCATCACGTTGGTCGACTTGTTCGAGATGGTGTCCGGGATCGAGATGCACGACAAGAACCCCGACGGGACCGCCTACTTCAGC